CGGGCACGGTCAAGCTGACCGCGCGTCTGGAGGAAGCCGAGGCGCAGGTGCGGGCGCGCGACGCCGCCATCGAGGACCTGAGTGGTCGCTTACGCGCGCTCGAGGCGTCGCTACAGTCTCCGCTAGTGGCCGAGAAGCCAGTGCCCACCATGGACTCTGCGCTCGATGATCTGCACTCTGCGCTCGATGTCAGCCTGGCCGAATCCGATCCTGCCGAGTCCCCCGAGGCGTCGCCCCCGCCCCCGAGCCCCGCTCGCGCAGCACGCCGTAGGCGCCGAGGCGTCAAGGAGTAAGCATGGCCCGCACGCCCCCCAGGACGGCCGCGACGGCCAACAGCATTCTCAACCGCACTGCGGCCGAGGTGGGCGTGGGCCCGGTGTCGGATCCGATGGGCTCCGCGGATCCGGCATTCATCCAGCTTCAGAACCTGCTCAACACCGCGGGCGACGAGCTGGCGCTGGACTTCACCTGGGAGGCGTTGCAGTCGTCGCACCAGATCGTCACGCAGAGCACCGACTCGGGCGAGTACCCGCTGCCCGACGACTTCAACTACATGATCAATCAGACCGGCTGGGAGCGGGCCGAGAACGTGCCGTTATTCGGTCCGCTGTCGCCGCAGGACTGGACGTACCTTCTCGGCCGCGATCTGGTGGCGTACACCATCTACGCCAGCTTCCGGCTGGTGGCGGGTACGTTCAACCTGTTTCCGGTGCCGCCGCCGAGCGCGCTCGACGTCCACTTCGAGTACATGTCGAAGAATTGGGTGCAGGACGGCGACGACCCGCTGGTGTTCAAGGACGAGGTCACCAAGGGCAACGACATCCCGATGTACCACCGCACGTTGCTGACCCGGTTCCTCCGGGTCAAATACTACGAAGCCAAGTTCCTCGACTCGACCAAGGCGCAAGACAGTTTCAACCAGATTTTCGTGTTTCTGACCGGTCTGAATCAGGGCGCCGAGGTGCTCAGCGCCGGGCGTAATCGCACCGGCTATCCGTACCTGGACACGTACAACAACACGCCGGATACCAACTACGGGTCGCTCGGCTGATGGCTGTCCATGCGCCCGTGTTCAACCGCGCGCAGCAGCGAGCGCTGCAATCCGTGGTGCTGCCGGCACCCATCGGCGGCATAAACGGTCGCGAGACGCTCGCGTCCAACAACCCGCAGAATTGCATCTACGCCTACAACCTGGTGCCGTCCGAGTACGGCATGCGGACCCGCGAGGGATACCGGGATTGGGCCGTGGGGCTCGAGACCGCGCCGGGGCTCGGCCTGGGCGTGCGTTCGATCGTGCCTTACGTGGCCGAGGGCAGCACCGAGGCGGACGATCGGTTGTTCGCGGTCACCAACGAGGGCCTGTGGGACGTCACGGTGTTCAACGACACGCCGACCCTCGCGCTCGCATTCGCCGTGCAGGACGACTCTGCCGGCTACGGTAATTCGATTCACTACGCGGCGGACTCGGGCGTGATCGTCGTGTTCTACGCGGACAGCGCCAACGGTCTGTTCAAGTACGATCCGATCGCGGGCACCTGGGCCGCGGTGACGGACATCACCGGTGTGGATCCGCTGCTGGTTGCCCATGTCACCGAGCACAAACAGCGGCTGTGGCTTACGCAGCGCGACAGCACCGACGGCTGGTATCTCGCCCCCGGGGCGCTGTCCGGTGCCGCGGTCAAGTTCACGTTCGGCGCCAAGTTTTCGCACGGCGGTTACCTGGTGGGCCTCTACAGTTGGTCGCTCGACAGCGGCGCGGGCATCGACGATATCCTGGTGGCGGTGAGCAAGGGCGGTGACGTGCTGCCGTACCAGGGTTCCGATCCGTCGACTGCCGCGACGTGGGAGATCATCGGCTCGTTTTACATCGGTGACATCCCCGCCGGGCGGCGCATCGCCAGTGACTTCGGCGGCAACCTGCGGCTTCTGTCCGGCATGGGCTTGACGGCCATGTCGGATCTGATCGCTGGCGTGGGCTCCACCGCCGCCGCCGAGAGCGTTTCGCAGAACATCGCGCGGTTCCTGCGCCTCGACATCGAGCAGTACCGCGACGACCCCGGCTGGGAGGTCACGCTGTACCCGTCTGAGGGGTCGTTGGTCATCAACACGCCCCAGCGGGACAACGGGCTCTACATCCAGTACATCATCAATCTGAGCCTCGCCGGCGAGGGCTGGGCGTTCTGGCGTGGCGTGCCGGCGCGGGTGTTCGAGCCGTACCAGAACCACATGATGCTGGGCACCCTGGATAACCGGGTCCTGCGTATGGACGTCCCGGTCGACGACGTGGACGTGGTCGGCGCCGGCGGCCAGCCGGTCGATTTCTCGGTGCTGCACAACTTCATGGACATGGGTCAGCCCGGCGTCTTCAAGTGGGGGTCGTTTATACGGCCCAATTTCTTGGCGCTGCAAGAGCTCGCCCTCGAGACCCGGTTCCTTTACGACTACCAGAACATCGAACTGCCGGCGCCCGGCCCGCTGGCGCCCGTCACGGGGTCCCTGTGGGACCTGGGCGTGTGGGACGACGCCGTGTGGAGCACGTCCACGCCGCAGCCGTTCACGAACATCCGGGGAAGCTGGGGCCCCGGGCGTACAATGGCGGTGGCCATGCGCGGGTCGTCCGTGTCGCGCACCACCCTGGTCAGCACGGACGTCATGTGGTTCGCGGGGTCGCCTTTCTGATGAACGTCCAATTTCGCCAGTTCGACGGGCCGAGCGATTGGGGCTGGGTCAAGTCACACATGCCGTTGCTGCGGGTCGAGGACACGTCGGGGATCATTGCGGTCGACCTGGATACCAATACGACGGTGGCCGGGTGCATCTTCGACACGTGGACGCACACCAGCGTTTGCGCGCACCAGATCATCGAGAATCCGATGGTACTTCGCCACGGGTGGTTCGAGGAGTGCGTGGACTACGTTTACAACGTCTGCGAGAAGCAGCTCATCATCGGCCTAGTCCCCGCGGACAACGTCAAGGCGCTCGAGCTCAACGCCAAGATCGGTTTCGTCGAGCTCGCGCGGGTCCCCGACGCGGTAAACGTCGGCGTCGACCTGGTCCTGCTGACGATGAGGCGCGACCAGTGCCGTTTCTACCACCCGCCGCCCCCGCAGGCGGCCACCGGATGACCTGACATGGGCGGCAAGAGCGATCCACCCGAGGTTCCTGACTACACGGCAACCGCCGTGCAGCAGGGCGAGGCGAACAAGGCAGCGGCGGCGGCGCAGAACTTCGCCAACCGGCCGACGCAGATCACGCCGTGGGGGCGCGTGGACTGGAACGCTGCGCCCGGCGTCGACCCGGCGACGGGCGAGACGGTCACGCAGTGGACCCAGGAACAATCCCTGGATCCGACGCTCCAGGGCTCGCTCGAGGGCCAGATCGGTCTCGGCGGCGAGCGCACCGGTCTCGCGCAGGACATCTTCGGTCAGGTGCGCGATAACCTGGGCGCGCCGCTCGACTACGACCAGTTCCGCGGCATCACCGATGTCGGCGCGCCGAGTGGCATCCGCGATCGGGCCGAGGATGCCGCCTACGGGCGGGCCACGGGGCGGCTCGATCCGCGCATGGAGCAGGCCGAGGAACAGCTACTGGTGCGTTTACGCAACCAGGGGCTGCGCCCCGGTGACCAGGCGTACGACGCCGAGATGGCCAACTTCGGACGGATGAAGAATGACGCCTACGCTTCTGCGCGGCAGGACGCGACCAGTCAGGGGCGCGCCGAGGCATCGCAGGAGTTCGGTCAGCAGCAGACGCAGCAGGCTCAGACCGCCATGCTGCGTCAAAACGAGATCGCCGAGGCGCTCGGCCGGCGCGGCATGCCGCTCGAGGAAGTCAATCAGCTCCTGGCCGGCCAGGGTGTGCAGCCGCCAACCGCACCGAATGTGCCCTACGCGGCAGCGGCACGTGCGCCCAACCTGATGGGCGCGGCGAGCAGCACCTACCAGGGCAACATCGACCGCTACAACGCCCAGCAGCAGCAGCAACAGGGCCTCATGGGCGGGCTGGGTAACCTGGCCGGGCTCGGGATCCAGGCGTACGGTGCGGGCATGTTCAGCGATCGGCGCCTGAAGACGAACATTCGGCGCCTGGGGACATGGCGCGGGTACCCGTTCTAT